TTTACTCCTGGTCTCACAATGTGGGCTGGTCCTTCCAAGCACTTCAAGACTGCATTCAGTTTGTTGATGGCAAAAGCATATCAAGACAAGTATCCAGAGTCTGTTGTTCTTTTCTATGACTCAGAGTTTGGTACGCCACAAAACTATTTTACATCTTTCGGAATTGATACAGATCGCGTTGTTCATACTCCGATCACAGATGTTGAACAATTGAAGTTTGACATTATGAATCAGCTCTCCAATATCGAACGTGGTGAGCGCGTGATGATTGTTGTTGACTCAATTGGCAATCTTGCCTCAAAGAAAGAAGTTGAAGATGCCCTAGAGCAAAAGTCTGTTGGCGATATGACTCGCGCCAAGCAAATTAAGTCATTGTTCCGAATGGTTACGCCGCACCTTACGCTAAAGGACATTCCGATGGTAGTTGTTAATCACACCTATATGGAAATTGGTATGTTCCCTAAAGCGATTGTCGGTGGTGGTACAGGATCCTATTACTCTGCCGATAACATTTACATTCTCGGGAGGCAGCAAGAAAAAGATGGGCAAGATCTTATTGGGTATAACTTTATTATTAATGTCGAAAAATCCCGTTACGTTCGTGAAAAGGCTCGCATTCCTGTTACTGTTCGCTTTGATGGCGGTATTAGTAAGTACAGTGGGCTTCTTGATATGGCTCTTGAGTCTGGTCATGTAACCAAGCCTAGCATGGGTTGGTACGCAAAGGTTGATCGTGAGACTGGAGCAATCGACGGTAAGAAGTGGCGTATCGCTGATACTGAGTGTCCAGAATTTTGGGATAGTATTCTTGCCGATGAGTCATTTAAAGAATGGATTCGTACCAACTACCAATTTAGTTCAGCAATCGCTGGTAATTTGACTGATGTAGAGGAAGAAGATGTTTGATGATTTAATTGCTAAACTGCAGTTTTGGAAAGCAAAAAAATTCGTAATGTTAGACAAGCACTACGAATTTATGCTTGACTTATCTAATAAAGATGCCATGGCTGTAAGGATACTGAAGAAGTATCCAGGTGTAATTGTTGAGTACACTAACATACACATGAGTTCAGATACACAAATGTCTTATGATGTTTCAGTAGTTGCGAATCCAAATCTTTGTAAGGCAGAAGGCAAAAAATTTAATGAGTTTACTACAGAGATTTTTCGTAGTATACTATTAGGATCAATTGAACACGCGAAGGATAAAAATGAAAACGGAAACACTGATACTTTCGAATCTGGTGAGGAACGAACCATTCATGAGGAAATCCCTCCCGTTCCTGAAAGGCGAGTATCTAACCGAAAGCCACGAAAGAAAACTGTTCGAAGAGATCAAGCAGTTCATTCTGAAGTACAACAGCCTTCCGCCAACGGAAGCGTTGGAACTGAGCCTCCGCGAGTCGACTAAACTTTCTGAAGGTGAACTTACTAAATCGCTTGAGTTGTTGAAAGAAATTTCAGGCGACAAGTCTGATCAAAAACTTGAGTGGCTTTTAGACACTGCAGAAAAATTTTGTCAAGAGAAGGCGGTTTACAATGCAATCATGGATTCCATTCAGATATTGGATGGTAAAGATAAAAATCGTGGCAAGGGAAGTATTCCCGCTATTCTTTCTGACGCTCTTGGGGTTAGTTTCGATCCTCATATTGGCCATGACTTTTTGGATAATTACGCTGATCGCTACGATTTTTATCATCGTATCGAAAAGAGAATCCCATTTGATCTTGAATACTTCAACAAGATCACTAAAGGGGGACTTCCGCAAAAGACCCTTAACATTGCTCTTGCAGGTACTGGCGTCGGTAAGTCTCTTTTCATGTGTCATGTGGCTGCTTCTTGCCTGACGCAGAACTATAACGTTCTATACATTACCCTTGAAATGGCTGAAGAGAAGATTGCCGAGCGTATTGATGCAAATCTTCTAAATGTCACACTTGAAGATCTCATGAACATGCCAAAAGACATGTATGAGAAGCGTATGGGTAAACTCAAAGAGCGTGTGAAGGGTAAACTGATTATTAAGGAATATCCAACTGCTTCTGCTAATCCAGCACACTTTCGTGCATTGATCAATGACTTGTCGTTGAAGAAGAACTTCAAGCCAGATATTATTTTCATTGACTATCTAAATATTTGTGCGTCAGCGCGAATCAAAGCAGGTGCGAATGTCAATTCCTACACCTATATCAAAGCAATTGCTGAAGAACTTCGTGGCTTGGCGGTGGAGAATAATCTACCGATTGTGTCGGCTACTCAGACGACTCGATCTGGCTTTAGCAACTCAGACCCTGGATTGGAAGATACTTCTGAATCGTTCGGTTTACCTGCCACTGCTGACTTTATGTTTGCTCTTGTTAGTACTGAAGAGTTACAACAATTAAATCAATTGCTGGTAAAACAGTTGAAGAATCGTTACAACGATCCTAACCTTCATAAACGATTCACGATTGGAGTCGATAGAGCGAAGATGAAATTGTATGATCTTGAACAAAAGGCTCAAGACGCAGTGATGAAGGAAGCCGAGTCGAAGCCTGTCTTTGATCGCGGAAAGAGTTCGGATAAGTTCAAGAATCTCAAAGTGTAATGAAACTTGAGAAGATAGAAAAGAAACTTGCCACACTTATACCAACATGGGTGGGTGAAAAGCACATTCCTTCTATCATTCGTCAGCTGAACAAGACCTTCTATAAGTCCATCATCTATTTTGAATCTCAAAGGTATGATGGCGATTATTATGAAGAGCACTCGGTAATTATATCTGGACAGTACTGCCCAAGAATATTATCAACAATCCCAGAGAATATTCTCATTACATTATCGTTTCCGAGAGAAAATAAGAAGGCGAAGATTTCGGTGATGGGAGCAAAAAATCTGGCTCTTAAGATTGCTCGGGCTATACACCATGAATATCGCCATAAGCATCAACAAAAGGGGCGTGGATATAAGTTTACAAAGCAATATACTCCTAAACCAAAGCAAAATCGGTTTAAGGCAATGTATTATGGAAATCCAGACGAGATAGACGCTCATGCCTACGAAACTCAGGCTGAAATTCGTTATGGTAAACTGAATATAAATAAGTTACGGAAAGCGCATAAGGTAGGCTGGAAAGAATCCGAAGCCGTTTTTATGTATCGAATGCATTTTCGGAAACACGACCCAAAAGTTTGGAAACGATTCCTTAAAAAGGTTTATAAATCGAATGAAGAAGTTCAAACAATACCTAAAAGAGCAAGAAACTCACAGTAGCATCCAGGACTTCATGGGCTATTGTAAGGAAAACATGGGTATCGCCGAACTCCCTAAATTGATTATTATTGATGATCGTAGTGTTGCAAAAAATAATACAAGTTTTGGTGGCTATTCGCCATCAGATCGCACGATTCATTTAAACATTGGTGGTCGTCACCTTGCAGATATTCTTCGTACACTTGCCCATGAACTCGTACATCACAGACAGAATGAAGATGGTATACTACACAATTATGCTGGCGAAACAGGTAGCGAGTTCGAGAACGAAGCAAACAGTAAGGCTGGCGTCATTATGAGAAATTATGGTAAATCAAATCCTGCAATCTATGAGGAAGTGCAGTATTAATTGAGGTTTTATGACTACATTTGTGACTGGTGGTTTGGGATTTATTGGTTCTAATTTTGTAATCTCCCACCTTAAAAAATATCCCACTGATGAAATCATTGTTCTAGACAATCATTCATACGCTGCTAATGAATCGAATCTAGAAGGTTTCTATGGCGACTGGCGACTAAATGTTGTTAAAGTCGATATTCGTAATTCGGAATTATTGGATCATTTCTATGCGGACTTCAACCCCGATATCACTTTTCATTTTGCTGCTGAGTCTCATGTTGATAATTCCATTGTGGGAGACGATAATTTTGTTAATACTAATATCATCGGGACCCATAATGTTTTAAAAAGCATTAAGAAGCATGGCGGCAAATTAGTCCATGTTTCTACTGATGAGGTCTATGGTTCGCTTTCTCACGATGATCCAGCGTTCACTGAAAAGACGCCATACGACCCAAGAAACCCATACTCGGCTACAAAAGCCGCCAGCGATCATCTTGTTCGCTCATATGTAAACACGCATGGTATTGAAGCAGTAGTTACTAATTGCTCAAATAACTATGGTCCTCGTCAGCATCGCGAAAAGTTTATTCCAACTGTAATTCGCAACATCAAAAACAATACGCCAGTCCCTGTTTATGGTAATGGCGAAAATGTTCGTGACTGGCTCTTTGTTGAAGATCATTGCGAAGCGTTGCTCA